AAGTGGGTAGTTTGGCGGCGCTCGTACTACCCAAACGAGTTCTAGCAGACGAAGGAAAGTCTTGCCGCTAGAAATAAGTTACCCTTTAAGATGCCCAAGTTGGCACTACACTACCTGCCGTGGTAGCTTGGGGTTCAGATGTTGGATTACTCTGTTGAATAGGAGCAGTAGCTTGAGGTGCATGACCACTAGGAATATACTCCTTATGATCTGCAGCTATTGGGCTAACCATCTTATTCTTATCTGCATATCCATTAGTACCTTTTTCAATACCAATCTTAATGCAGAACTCCTGACCTTGCAGAGCATCAACACCAGGAATCTTTCTTTTATTATTAGATTCAGGTGTTACGTCTTTAGGATCAAGACCAAGCATACTATCAACCAACAGACGTAAAGTTCTAAGACCATTTACTCTTGCCTTAGATACGCCTTGATCGTTCTTAGTATCTCCATCAAAGAATATATTTTGCCAAACCTTACGCTTGTCAAATTTACCACCAACGATAGTAAATTCAGTCTCTATGTATTTCGCACTTGTATGTGGAGACTCCTTAAACATTGGCGTACTAGAAAATTCTTCAATGGTTAAGTAGTTAGGTTTAATTAAAAGAATGGCACGAGCAATCGTTCCTTCAGGAATCAATTCAAACTCGGTATTTGTTTCGCTCATGGAAACATCATTTAAGTCAAGCATTATTCATATCTCCTTCGTTGCTGGACGTTACTTTAGCAGGGTCAACAAAAGTCAATTCTCTTTCTGACTGCTTTACCCCACCACTCATTTTAGTCAGTAGTTTACCTAAATGCGGCTCTTCCAATATATCGAGTCTACCCGATCTATCTTTCGCTGGATACCCCCATTCATTTAACGTCTGACATACAAAAGCACGGTATGTGCCTGTGTTCTCATCTCCAGTCATTACTGCCATTGTGATAACTTCATCAACAATTCCAGGAAGTTCACGACCAGTCTTAGTGCCGTCTATTTGCAGTTCAAATATCTTACGACCATAATCATCAACCTTCTCATCGAGAATACCAACGAAAATTACATTCTTACTACGAATATGTTGCAAGTGAGTAAGCCAAGACATCATCTCTCTGCCGTGCATACCATACACAGCACGAGTATCAACCTTGCCACTTCTCTCTGATTTATTATCAGCATGACCCATGCAATGCTGAAAACATAAACGACCTGCTACAGTAATACTATCAACAAATATGCTATCGTATTTGCTCATCATTTCTAATGGATCACCGTATAACGATTTCACATAATCGTAGTGAGCATTACTGTAAGGTTGGTCGTCAGTTAAAGCTGGATTGGGGCCACCTAAGAAACAAGCGAAATCACGACATTCAGCCCATGTTTGTGGTCTTACCATGTCGATCATCCACCCCTCAAGAGCTGCATCTCCAGCTTCTAAGTCCATAAACAATGTAGTTGCTGAATCCAAAGTTCTTGCTAGTGTAGTTTTACCAACACCACTTTGACCACAAATAACAATCTTATGACCTTTCTTTTCAGCCATACGTTCTTCGGCTGTTATTATCTTTAATCCCATACAATCCTCCTAAACTGATATATCTATGGTTGTGCCTTTAAGTTCAACAACCCTATGTTCTTGTAACTTAGCCTTGATAGACGGTTGAGCTGCATTGTATTTCTTTTCTTCAACAGAATAAGTTAACTTTGCAAAGTGCCTAGCGTCATCAGGCTGCATTTCTGTAAATGCAATGGCGAGACCTTCTTGATCCCAAGTAACTTTCTTACTTAATGTTACCTTGATCTTGTAACCATCTTCATTAATGGTTACTGATCCATAATCTTTACCATCATCAGCTAGTCTGTCACGAGCATCATTCTGATACCTTTCAGCTAAGACAATGTTAAGATCATTTATCTTTTCTTTGACTTTATCTAATTCTTTTTTTAGATCCTCTTTATAATGATAAAGAGATTCAATAGAATTATGAAACATTTTTTCGGCATTCATTGACCTTCCTTCCGTATATTTAAGTTGCTAGAAACTCTAAAATAGGAACTGTAAACCAGTTTGTCAACAATATTTGTTATTTTTTTTTGAAAGTAAGCAAAATGTCAATGTTATGAATGGCTAACATAAGTTTTTTCTTTAGCTTAAATTCAGGCGTGAGAACGCCTTTAGCATCTTCTACAATAAATTTAGATTCACCGTTTTCATCTACTAATAAATATGTAAAGTCAGCAATATAACTACATATCTTTTGACCATTTACATTTAATTCGTATTTAATTTGTCTGTCTAATTGGTCAACTACACCAGCTCTTTCCATAGACTTTAGCTGACCCCAACGCTCTGCTTCCCACCTAGAATCAAACTTTAATCCCATTGCAACTGTCTTTTTTGCAAAATACTTGTTGGGTTTCCCAATTTTTCTAGGTATAATTCTTTTATTATTGCTATACATGGGAGTTATTATAATGGCAGACACAACAAAATTCAAGTCAATTGGCATAGATGTTGATACTTATAACAAATTAAAAAAGATATGCTCTGAAGAAAGACGTAATATTCGTCAACAAGTATCTATTTGGGTGGATAAAGATTACGAAGAAAGATTTAAAGAAGCTAATGTTACTCGTTTAGGATTAGGTACGCTTAATAACTAAGCGACTTGTTCCTTAACACCTAAGTCTTCCATGCGTTTTATTAAACGATTAGCACGGTTGGTTACCTGTTTGTACCATCTCGAATCTTCCATTTGATTTGCACATTCTAGCCAATCTTCTTCAGCTATGGCAGCACGAAATTTAACAAATTTGGACAAACGAGGTCTGCCCATATTAAACATCATATTGCATAAGATTAATTGCACTTCTTCAGGTAAGTCATCAAACGTATCAAATAACTTTTTGCATTCATTTATTGTTGTTTTTACATCTTTAGCAAAACATTCATTAACTCGCTCTTCAGATACTGATGTGCCTACTGGCTTTTCATATTCTTCATCCCATTCGGTAATAAGGTGTCCTATCCCATGCGTACGCAAACCTAAATGATCGAGATACACCTCGTACTTACAGCCTTCATCTTCTTTGAGTTCTTCTCTTAATTGTTCTATGTTCATTGAGTTAAATTCCTATACAAACTTTTTCTTGATTCTGGTATTGACCTTGAAGCTATTGCTTGATTTGCTGGACTAATTCCTAACGCAGCACCAACTCCAGGTTGTGTTATATCTATATCACCAATAGATGTATTTGTTGCTGGTGGTTGAACATTAGGAACATTTGTTCGCTCACTTAAAGGTGTTGGAAACATACCACCACTTTCAGGCTCTGTTCTTGACGGCAGAATAGCTTGTTGAGCTGATTGCCTAACAACACGACCTATGTTTTCTGCACGATCTATTCCCTTATTAATTGCTTGTGAAACTGTAGCATTGACTCTATCTAAAGGATTTGCTCCACCTTTTTGCATATTAATATATGTTTTTAAGTTTTCAGGCTTTGATCCTATTTTATTTAATATTTTAAATTTAGCTATGTCAAAAAACTTTTTAATAGGTGAGTTAGTGTAAGCTGGAGCTGCAACGCTACCTTCTTTACCTACATCTCCTAAAAATTCTATATCTTTAGCAAACTCTTTTAATGCTTTTGTATTACCTTTACCTAGAATTTGATCTAAAACTCTAGGCTCGTAACCATCAATTAACTTTACTAACTTGCTTGCTGCAGCTTGATTAGAAAATATTTCTCCATCTACAGCACTAAGTATGTCATCTACAACTAAACCTCTTAATTTATCCATTGTTGCACCACTAGGATCTGTCTTCTCAAAAAAATCAACTATCTTCTTAACCTCAGAAGGACTCGCATTTCTTTTAGTTATTTGACCAACAGCTTCTTCTGGTAACAATTGATTGCTTTGAAGTTTGTTAACAACATTTATTTGATCTACTTCTGCAAAAGCCTTTTTAGCTTTTAACAGTTCTTCCAATGATTGTGTTAAAGTATCATCACCACCAATGTTTTTTATCTTACCAAGAATTGCAGCATCTAACTTATCAGGGCCAGACATAGCTATTTGATCTGATAATCTTTTGACTCTATTCCAATTGTTTCCAAATAAAATTTTACCAGTAGAACTGTCTCCAAATCCTAAAGAATCAATGTGAGCTTTAAATCTAGCTCCACTAAATTTTCCTGATGCAATGTCACCTATGTCACTAATACCAGTTTTGTTGATACCTTCATCTAAAAATCTACGAGCCAATTGACCCCTAATATCTTCAGCGGCTTCATCTCCAACAGTTTTAAATAATTGTTTAAGTCTCTGTGGAGAATTAGATTTAACAACTCTGTCATAAAATTGATCTAATTCAAATTTACCTTTAGTACCAAAGCTACCTTCTTGTTTAGTTAAATTTTTAATACTTCTAATTAAACCAAATTGAGATAAATCTTCAAAACTTTTCATAGCTTCTTTATAATAAGTCATAGAACTTGTTCTAAGGTCTGTTGCTTCTTTAAGTATTGCTTTTTCTGCATCACTTAAATTTTTTGAGGCTATATTTGTAAGATTTGTTGCCTCTAAAGAATTATCTAATGTTCTAACTATGTTATCTATTTCTACTGCAAATTCTCTATTTAACAAGGCATTTTCACCATAAATAGCATCATTTAATTGTTTTCTTGCTGTTGCTACTTCTCTAAATGATGCGTTTTCACCTAAATCATCAATTCTTTTAACTGCTTTTGCAGTTTCTTCTGTTAAAGCGTTTATAGAACCGACTTTAGTAACTAAATTATTAGTAGCACTTTTTATATCTGCTGTTTTTAAAATTTGTGCTGTCTGACCAGTTCCACCATCGGCAAGTCTAATTTGTGATAGCAAATCATCAACTCGCCCAAACCTTGAAGAAGTTTCTACTTGCATAGCAGAAAATGATTTATTTATTTTTAGTAACAATTGTTCGTTTATGTCTACGCCATTAGCCGCAGCTTTTTCAATATAATTTATACTGTCTTTTACAGCTTTAATACTTGCATCTGCTGCTTCTTCTTCTAATTGTTTTAAAGATTTATATGCTTGACCAGTTACATTTGAAAAGGCTTCTCCAGCTTCTTCTTTACCAACAGCACCTAATTGAGTTCTTAAAGCATCAGACTTGTCTAGTATTTTTCCTAAATTTATATCCATACGAGTTGTGTCTTTTAACACATTCTCTGCAAATTTTTGTTGATATGCAATAATTCCAGGTGCGCCTAATCTTTCTAAACTAGGAGTATATCCTTCATCAACTAGTCTTTCGCCTCTTGCTATAGCATCATCAGTAATTTGAGTTAACTTACCAGCTTGTCCAACACCTTTTTTAACACCACCCACTACTGCTCTACCTGCTTTAAAAACTAAAGCTCCACCAAGCTCAAATGTTCCAGCTATAGCAGCTTCAGTTAAGGCATCTTTAGTTACTTCTCCAAAACTTTGCTGTTGTATTCCTAATAAACTTTCAATACCTTCTTCTAAATATTGACCTGCCGCAGCTCCAGCCGCAGCTCCAAAAGAAGATGTTATAATTCCTGGAGCAGTGACAATAGCACCTACGACAGCACCTACAGTTTCTGGAATTAAACCTGCTAAATCGGCTACATCTCCAAAGGAGAAGCCTTCATCTTCCAATACAATATTTTTATCAGAGATATTTTCCATACCTCTTACTCTTTGACCTTCGGGAGTTAACGCAAGTCTGCCAAAAGAATCTTTTGTATATCCACCTACACCAACTTCATTTCTAAGTATTAATTCTTGCTCTCCGTCTGTTTCACCAAAAGAAACTTTAGCACGGAGACCAGAATCAGCACCTGTTTCGTAATCAAAACCTTCATCAAATTTAGGAGCAAACTTTTCTCCAGCTCCCTCTATACCACTATATTGACCTAATTGTTCTGTTGGAGAAACAATTTGCATTATTCTTTCTCTTTCAGTTTCTGTAGGAGTTTCTCCAGATATTTGAAATTCTTTTATTCCATCACTAGTGTCTACTTTTATAATAGCCATTATTGATCCGATACTTGATAAACGCCTTGTTCATTTACTTCTGAAGATAAACTTTTTTTCTCAAAATTAGGATCTTTTCTTCCTGAATATCTATTTAATGTAGACAATCCTTGCCTAACATCTCTTTTTCCTTCAACAACAATTAATTCATATACTTCTTGTAAAGCAAGTCTTAATGCAGCAGGAGAACTTGTTTTCTCTAATTTACCAACTATAACTTGAACTCTATCTCTATCAGAATCTGATATAGTTTTTCCAGCTTCTCCTAAAATTTTAGGTGCATTTTTAGCTGCAACTGAATTTAAAATATATAAAACTTGATCTTTATCTGTTGCTTTTTGATCTGATAAACCAAATGCTTGAGCAAATCCTTTTATATCATCTGCAACTTGCCCTCCAAAATTAAGTTTACCATCACTACTAATTTTAAATGCTTTTCCTAATTGATCTGATACCTTATTTAATCCAGTATCCATTCTTTTAAATCTAGCATAGTAATCATCATATTTTTCAGGATTAAAGAAACCTTGTTTTGGTTTGTCAGGTCCTTTATAATTTCCATTAAGCCTTTGCACTGGAATTTTAAAATCATCTCCAGCGTTATTAAATAAAGGTATGTCTTCATACTTTGTTAAATATTTTTCACCCCACTCTGGAGTTTTTATAGTGGCTGCTAAAACTTTTTCATAAGTGGAATTTGGTACAATTTCATATTGTTCGTTAAATTCTTTATTATTAGTTAAGTTATTTAACTCATATGAATTTAACATTGAGAATTGACCTTTATCAAGATTAGAAGCAATTCCTTTAAGTCCACCTTTTTCTCCTTTAGGAACTATGTAATAGTTCTTTCTATTCATAGCAGCATTTTTGTCTTCTTTAGTTTTACCTAAAGCGTACTCTCCAGCTTTTGCACGAACAGCCTTAGATTCAGCAACAGCTTTTCTAAAATCAGGCATTGCAGCTTCACCCGCTTCACCAGTAGCAGTTAATATCTTACTTATATCAAAGCCTTTACCTGCTCTATTCTGCATTAGAGCTAATCCAAATGACATTAGAGCTTGTTTTGTATCAGGCTCTCCTGATAT